GCCTAATGCTTTAGATTGTCTATAAGCCTCTGAGCCGCTAATCTTGCCAGCATATAGATTGTCTTCAATAGTATTTAATTCATCAACATTTTTTGATGCATTTAACTTACTAGCACGATCCCACATAACAGCTTCTTCGCCAGTTCTGTCAATATATGCTCTCTTTAGTTTATCTCTGTCAATTGTTTTCATTACTTCTGACAACTTACCAAAGTTACCAGACTCAATGAGTTTAATTGCTTGGGATGGTGTATCTGCAAATGCTGGGCTTGTTGTGTAATCAACAATAGCGTTTAGAACTTTTTTGTTGAAGTCTTCCATAGATGACTTTACAAATTCTGCTTTACCAGTTTGTATAGCGGCATCATAAACTCTGCTTCTTTCTGATTTAATTCTGTTAGAAAGCATTGTTGGATCATTTTCAGACTTTAATGTATCAGCAATAATGGTTGATGTAGCAGCCAATGCATCACTTGCTAAAACAACTTTTCCTTCTGCAACAATTTTTGCAAAGTTCTCAGTTGCTTTTACATATACAGCATTACCAGCTGTAGCCATAGAGCTTCTAAACCTTAATCCCTCTTCAGCATCTACAGAACTAATTGCTTTAGCATATCCAGCGGTTAATGATTTAATTGTGGTTTGAACTTCTTTTAAATCAAAAGATCCTGTTTCTACAGTAGCGCTTAACTTAGCCAACTCTTGACGGCCAAGAACCTCTAATTCACTACGCAGCTGACCAGCTTGTACTTTTCTAGCAGCATCACCAAAATATGTACCCGGCTTTGCAAATAACTCAGCTGGGCTTTTACCTTCTTCCATTGCTCTCATTACTTGCTCTGCGCTTGGCATATTCTCAGCGCCGTACTGCATACCTTCACGCTGTGCTTTTTCGGCAGCCTCTTTAAATGCAAATCCAGCCAATCGATCCAAGGCAGAATTAATACCCTGAGTCATAGCAACTGACTCTTTGATGTTGGCAAAGTCTAGACGTGGAACATCTGCTGGCAGATAGCCAGTTGGTTGGTAGCGTGGAAGTTCTGCCATAATTACTTTAATCTCTTTAAATTAAAAATCAGCGCCAGCTAGATCAGTCCTTGCACTAGGAGTACTAGGAGGCCCACCAAGTTTTGCATATGACATTCCAGCAGATCCTAGCTTACCAGCTGCATCAAAGTAACCAGCCTGTTCAGCAATCTGCCCAGCGCCTTGATATAGACTTGATTGGATAAGACCGCTACGTTTTGTCATATCTGCATTAGACAAAGCAAACACAAACTCTTTGCCACCTTTAGTATTGTTTATAGATTGTATTAATCCAGCAGATCCCTCAAAGCCTTGTGTGCCACCAGCAAAGCCACGAGCCACTACGGCTGCGTTAGCTTGGTTAGTACGTCTAAGTATCTCGTTAGCCTGTAACTCGTATTGAACAGCTCTGCGGTCAGACTCAACCTCTGCTTGCTTGGCTTGCATCTGATACATTTTGTTGCGGTCTTGGCCAGCTTGTATTGATCCAGCTGCACTAACAGCAGTTAGTGTAATAGCGATAGCTGTTACTGGGTCTTGATATTTCTGTCCAATATGCTTGTTTACGGCTGGTCCATTAAATGGATCACCAATTGGGCCATCAAAGTTTTTAAGGTCTTGTCTAGAAAATCTCATATTAAGTTCCTTGATGTGTTGCTACTTTGTACTCTAAACCGAGCAAGGTCATCTTCAATGGCACGTCTTGCTCAACTGTAATCTTGCCCTCTGTCGTATAACCCAATATGCCATGCAATGTCTTTGTGCCAGTATATTCGTCAACTGCCTCATCAAGAATATCGCCAAACGCTCTGAATGGTACTTGGATTGTATTAATCTTTAGGTGTTGGGTATTGGCAACCAATGCGTTAACCTCAACGATTCTCTTCTTAAATCCAATGCGTGTGCCTGTCTGTAGCTTTAGGTCAACCGGCATGGTTACAGCTCGTACTGTGATTGGTAAACCAACCTCATATTTTGTAGCCGATGAGCGTGGGAATGTGACTGTGCCACCGCCTGGTACTGTTTGATTGGCTTGTACAGATCCATCAAGAATGACGTTAACTGTCTCTGTAGCCACATGGCTCATTGAGACAGATGCAGCAGCTCCACCAGTTTTAGATGAGTCTGTTAACAAATCATTGTCAAAAGCCTCAACGTAGTATTGGAATGTGCCGTTTACATTGCGCTTTGCTATTGTGTAGATGGTTGAAATATCAACACCTACGTCAACAAAGGATCCGTCAACTGTAGTGAACTCTGATGGAGCGATTACGTTTTGCGCTCTTAATAATGAGAATACGGCCATTGTGCCGTCATCGCTATTAGTAATTAGCAGTAAGTCGTTTTCGTCAGTAGCCACAGACCTACGCAAAGCCATGCGAGATGGAGTCCGTAAGAGATGCCCAGCAAGAAGCGATATCTTTTGTGTGACGTATGTAAGTTGCGTATCAGTATAAGCAAACTCATTTAATGCCTTTCCTTGTCTCTGTACAAACAATGTACCAGACTCTAACTGCTGAACCCGAATACCTTCTTTAATGCCGTTACGGCTCGCTGTTTTAACAAAGAAATTTGTTGGAGTAATTGGGTCAAGACCATTTTGGGGAACATAAAACTCACCTCCTGTAGTAAACACTTGTAAATCTCGGCCAGAGATAATGTCAACGATAGCGTTAAATGTGTTGGTATCTAGGGTTGCCTCTACTGCATCATCATCTAAACCCTCTGTTGGATCAAAGTCAAAAAACAATCCAACCTTAGAACCCCATATGGTTGATGGGCGAGACTTCGATCCACCAAAGTACAGACGGCCTTCATGGAATGTTACAGAGCGTGGCCAGCCTTTACCGCTTGACCAAACATCCTCATATCCTGACTCGTATTCCCATGAGCCATTAGCAATTGCTGATGTGTTAAAAAATGGGAACTCAGTAATTGCATCAACTGATGTGCCAGATGTGTACTTAACAATCTTGGCTCTACCTTGTGGAGTTGCGTTGACATATTGACCAACGCTGCCAGAAGTAAACACGCTAGATGATGCGGTCAACGTAACCTTACCAGATACAGCAGATGGTGTTAGCGTACCGGCTGGATTAGAAAAAGCAGCGGTGAAAGCATACTTTGGAATAGAATCAAAGGTAATAGCAGAAGCAGTCCAGGTAGCATCAGTACCTCCTCTTACAATTTTTACTGGGTTGATATCTGGGTGAACCACAATCAACGTATCAGCCGATTGAGTCCAAACAATATTTGCTAGACGTGCGCCAGTTAAGCCAACTCCTGACGTGTCAAGATATGGGTTGCCAGAACCATTAATGTTGGTAATCTGAGTCTTGTTTTTAAATACATACATCCGATTATGCGTAAAACAAAGCATATATGAATCCGATGTGCTGAACTCAAACTCAACTAAACGTGTGCCGTTACCGGCTGACTCTGTGCTACTGTTTGGTAGCGATGCAATGTACTTTGTGCCGGGTCTACGTCTAATGCCACCTTGTGGCTGGCAGACCACATTGGTGGCCTCTTCTAATGCGTTAGCGTAGGCTGCTAAATCAACCCTTGCTCGGAGCAATGGGTCTAACTCGCCTGTAGAAAAGTTTGTCTGGATAGAGACAAAGCGAGCCATTAATACCTCACAGCAATAAGTGAGAAATCATTAATAGCGTTTGTTGGCTGTCCTTGGCCATCAATATTCATGGCTTGTCTTAGGTATCCACCTCTGCCATTCTCGGCTGGTGATCCAATAGCAACAGACTGCCAATACTGGCTCTTCTCGGTCTGATCCGTAATAGGTAAAGCAAGATGCCAAGTCATCATATATTTTAGCAACTGCACAAAATAACTAGGCATATCGTATTCGGGTACGGCATATTGATAATCAATATAAACCTCTTCATAGTCAGTCAATAACTTGCTGCCCATGATTCTGTATTCTTTGCGTGGTGGGATGCCAACAGCACTTGTGTCATATACGGCTCTGGGCGATCCTAAGCGGTCTCCAGGCAATTGATATTCGTAGCGGTACTCATTGGTAGGAGTTGTTACTAATCTACCAATAGAAGTCTTTTTAAAGCTAAATGACCAAGGGTAAAGCATGAGTGCTTGATTGCGAATATCCGCATATAAGCGGTCTGCAATAGATGCCTCATCAGTTCCTTCATCAAACGAGGAGATGGGCTTTGCGCCTAACATTACGCAAGCATCAGAACAAATTGATAATGCGGTATCGCCAGCTGCCATTTAAATCTCCAATGTAAGAATGGGCTATTGCCAGTTTTGCCAGCAATAGCCCACCTTGATACTAAATACTGTTAGTCAGTATTGGTTGCACTTACAGTTGTGCCAT